CGAATGTCAGATTGTCCGGTAAAATCCGCAAAGGTACCCAATTATCACATCTAGGTTCCACAACACCTGGGTCAGACTTACAGTATTGCCACTTGTCTAACCCTCCCCAACCGTTTTCGATCCATGTTTTTAGTTGTTGGCCCGAGTGCAGTCAAGCCCAAGTGATCCTAAGCTCATCTTCGACTTTTCTTTGCGTATATATACCTTCTTGCCTACTTAATTGCAGTCTCATGTTAGAAATGGCCGTTGTAAAGCCGAGCATTACGTCATTGGGGATGGACCCTCTAGGTTCGTCAGATACCAGACTCGGATCAGCCGCTCCGACATCACTGCCGGAGTTGCTAGCTCCGCCCTTGGTATCATTTTTCATTTGTGCCCTTGTGCCGTGTTCGACTCGTTCTTTGCCAGCCCTAGTCTGGTCAAGTTCCTTGAAGTTCAAAGCAGTGAGCATCTGACGTATCTTTGATGGCCAATCACCAGAATCCAATCTAACGAACGATGCAAACCTCGGAAATCTTTGATCATGTGAAAATGGCGAGAGCTTCTCCAGGCCGGAGAAGTAGTCGATGGCCATTTGCCTAGAACTGGCAACGGCGATCTTCGTCGAATCCATATGAGCTAACATCTCTCTCAGCTTGATCACCGACATCCACTCGCTATCAGACCATATCTGCGCACTATCAGTCCAGGTATTATCGTACGACATGTCCGTGTTGTTTGGTTATTATTTGATTTGTTTGGTGTTTTATGATTTTATTCTTGTTATATGTTATTGTTCGTCCCGTATTTCTTGCACTTATGATATTTATATATAAGAATAGTGTGAGTTACTTTCAATGCAACCTGAAATACTTGGAAAACCGCTCGCGCGTGGTCTGATCATTTCTGATCAGGTTAAGCGCCTTAGTGCGCTTGCCGCTTAACTCGGCAAGCCAGTTTATCCTCATATTTCCCTCTGGAGCATCTCCTAATATTATCAGCCTAGCGAAAACATTGCTGTCATCCTTCATGGAATGACAGAACTTGATGAACCCGTTTGTCCGCGTTCTTTTGGAAGATATCCACGAATTCATCGCTGTTTTGACGATCTCGGTCGTCCGGTCAACGCTCGGCTGGTAGTCGCCCATTATCTGTGTCTCATTGTATTCTCTTTGTTTCTCTAATAAGTCTTCTTGGGTAATAGTGTATACGGGTACGAAGTCATCCTCCCTATCTTGCTGTTCCTCAATCTCGTCCTGGTTATCCATCTGAATGAGCAAAGGCACCGGTATGCTAAACCTCTCCATGCAATACTTCGCATATGCGATTAAAGATTTTTCCGTGTATCCGTTGTAAAGTGACATGATGTAGTGGTTGTTCAGCGTATTTAAATCTCTCTGACGCGTGAGTTGCTCAGTTCTCGAACAACACGCCACTAGCATCAATCTTTACAAGATCTTCATACCGAACTTTGAATAATTCGGAAAACTCTTTTTCATCTATATGTGAAAATGCTTGAATAAGGTCGTAAGCGGCATTGGCCTCAGATATCGTCGTCGCGTACATGAGCGAGTTCGTAGCAATTATGTCCACTCTACTCGACTCATTAACACTAATCCAATCTCTAAGGGATATTTGGTATTGCGTGAAATGTTTGTAGTCTATAAACCTCTTGGCCAGTATCTTATCCATCAATCGGAAGATCGATGGGAAAAACTTGCCGCCAGATATAACGTAACCGCAAAACTCAGCAGCGCCACCTACGTTCAAAGTGATTTCCAGATCACAATGATGAGCGACCTCAGCTTTTCTATCCTCATCGATGGCCAGTCCAGTCTGAAACTTGAAGCCGTCGTCACCTTTGATGGCGTACATTACAGGTCCTTTTCCACGCAAGAGGAAGTTAGTTATGACTGATGCCACGACAGTATTCAACAGAAGAGTTCCAGGTTCTCCGGAAGTCTTCGAATCAGACGCTTTGGCCCTGATATTGTCCGACTGTATGATATAAGTCTCCCTAAAAGAGAAGTAATGCTCGATAAATTCAGCGCTGACGCCTAATTTCTCCAGTAGACACTTCTCTATAAACTGCGTGAAACGATTCTGCTTAGCGTCGAACATTTTAAAATCGGAAACACCGACCACGCAAGTGATCGGCAATGTAGCCATCAATGTCGCGACTTTATCTCTCATTTCCTTGTCGGTCATACGGTTTTCATACACAACATGATCTCTAAGCATCTCCGAAAATCTGAGATTAATCAACCGCATGGAAGCTCCGAAC